TGCTTACCGGTCAACTGATTCATGTTGGCCAAGATCGTGTAGGCATAAATCTGCGACTTACCGGGCCAAGCCATTAGTAGATCCTTTCGCCGCGGCCGTCAGCGACGGCGGCTCTCGGGAATACGGTTAGATCGTTACTGCCATCAAAGCGCTCAGTCCGCACAGCAGCAATACCTGCGTCATATTCACTCTGGACAACGACCTGGCGCCCGTTTACCTTTGCATCGAGATCTTGCACCTCGATCAGCGGGATACTGGCACCCCCGGTCGCCGGGCAGTCATGAAACTGCGTGTGCACGTCAGCGATTTGAGTCTGGTCCGTAATCCCGCATGCCGGACATTTCCAATAACGAGTGGGAGGAGTGAACACGTGGGCCATTAGATGATCCCAGCCCAAGTGCCCGACGATTTGAAGTAGATGTGGGTATTAGTGCTGCCGTCCTTACGGAAGTAATAGTCACCGTTGGAGCCGTTGGCGTTCGACGGCGCTCCAGAGCCATTCCAACAAAGACCGTCACCACCGGAATCGATAGACCCAAAGTTTCCGAAGTTGACCCCGCCTCCTACGGCGAGGAGACCGCCGTCAGTGAGCTGCAAGATGGCCGCCGAAAAGGCCACATTCAAAATCTCCAGGTCATTACTGCCGTTGATCCGCAACCACTTGGCATACGCAGTATTAAGGCCATTGATCAATCCAAGAGCCTGAGGAGATCCTCCTCCGCCAGACGTGTACACCTGCATGCCCAAAGACGCATTATTACCGGCAGCCCCGGCCATCGCCGTGAAGTTGTTGGTGAGGGTCGGGCAGTCGTTCGTGAAGGGCCCAAGCACGAGATTGGAGGGGGCACTGCCGACGTTAAATCCGAGTGCAACGTTGGTGCCTAGGAAGTGCACCCCGGCTATTTCAATGGCAGCACAGCCATTCTGAAAATCGGCACCAATCCCAAAGCTGTTACTGCCGCCCTCGATTATTGAACCCCCGCCAAGATGGATATCACTACAGTTCGAGAAGGAGCAGACCGGGTATGTGTTGCCTGAAGGAAGTGTCTGCCAGACCTTGTCCAGCAGCACATACTCTTTGTTCTGCACCACGAGCGCCGACTGGCCGTTGATGTTGTCGATAATACTGTGATTGATGAATAGAGGACTGGAGTCCTGACCCGACCCGGCAGAGTTCGCTGACAGGATCCCATTGGTGATGGTTCCACCTCCACGCGTAATCTTCATCTGCGTGATGTAACAACCCCCAGTATCGGCAGTCCCTGAGCGAGTGCAAGCAAATGCTGCGGCCATGGTCCCTGTATTGTTGGTGATGTCGCAGTTGTCAAATGTCAGCTCACCAGCAGTATCGCCGTCGTAAAGAATACCGTAATCACCATTAACAACGGAAAGCCGCTCCATGTGCACATTATTAGCGGCAGCCAGTTGAAATGCGGCAGCAGTGCCCTGCGCATTGATTACACTGATGTCCGAAATCTGCCGAGACTGTGAAACATTATTCATGTACATGCCCACGGCGGCCGAAGCAGCACCCGACATATTGATAGTCACACCGCCGACGACAGCAGCGACTCCGGCCGAACCAAGATTCAGATTCAAAACCGGTTGAGTAATCCCAGACGGAGCAGTAATAGTGCAGCACTGTTCACCCGGGAATATCAGCGATAAAGGTCCCGTCACATTGATGGGCCCGACGTACGATCCAGGCGGAAAGTACAAGGGTAATCCCTGATCTATTCCTTCAGTGACTGCTGCGGCAATGGAGGCAAAAGCAGTGACACTAAGGATACCCGGGCTCAAAAGAGCTGAGGCCACTATCGTGCAGAGAAAAGTGGCTCCAGTGCTGTGCGACACTGGAGTCGTGCCGTCGGCACCTCGGACGACAGTAATCGAGGTCCCCCCAGATCCTGTTGAAGCAATGATGCGAATAATCTCAGTCACCGCTGCAGTGTCCGCAATCGTCATCGTGGCCCCGTTCGCCAAGGCCGACCCCCATGCTGCAGACAAAGCGGCTACGGACCATGTCTCATGCGTGCCCGATGCCGGAGCACTATTACCCGAGACTGAGGTCGTCGTTAGAGAGGCAGCATTCGCAAAAATGTCAGGCACGGCGCTCTACCAAGAAACCAGAACGGTTGGATTACCATTCGAGGCAAGATTGATCTGCGGATTACCATTAAGATGCCCGGCCGGAGTGGGCGGCACGACCCACCCAACCTGTCCAAGCACCCCCGCAATGACAGTCGTGGTGGGCTCGACTGACCCGGTAATCGGCATCTGGGGCCACGAACCGTCGCCGGTGGCCGAGACGGTGGCAGGATTAGCGAGGATGGTCACCTTCACACGACCGACCGGCACCCCCGGAAAGACCGTGGAGGGTGTCTCTGAAAGGACCAGCTGCTCGCTCGGCATAAAGCCTCCTTACCCTCGAACAAACTGCCTGATGAGACCGAGATCATTGAGATGCTCGGCCAGCGGATAAGGGACGTCGTACTGAAATCCCTCTTTGAAGGAGTAGTTATTCGGCGTGCCGTTGAGCATGCCGAATGTCATGTCCTCGATGTCTTGATCGACCCGGATCCTCACAACCGCCGAGTGAGCCCGTTCCATCGGTGGGCGGGTAAAGGTCTTGCGAGCCGCGAGGGCCGGTGCGATCTCTTCGGGGCTCTCTTTGCCTGTAAAAACCTTCTCGGCCTCACCACCAGGAAAACTGAAGAAAGCTGCGGGCTGCTCTTCACCCTGCTCGTCATCTTCGACCTCGATTGCAACTCGATTGTCCACACGCTGACCGGTCTGGGCGTCAAAGACGCCGAACTCTCGGTCCTCGGTATCTTCTTGAGCTACCACCAAGTTCTCCGCTGCTCTCTCCTGATCGGCCAGGAGCGCTTCCTTGTTCGCCGCCGCCTTCTGGCGGCCGGTGAAGTCTCCGGGCCCTGGGCGCCCCTGATTACGGGGATTCGTCGATGCCATGATTCATTTCTCCTTTAGGGGTCACGTGTTGCTGTTCAACCGGCGGCGGCCGAGCCCGGCACCATGCAAGGAGGGGGGTCCTCAGCAGTAAAAGGCCCGGCCGCCAGCGGACTAGTTGGTGTTGGCCACCACAACGGACCAGTCCGTAATCAGCCCCAGTCCCCAAATCGAGTACCAGGCCAGGGCGTGCTCACGACCGAAGTCGAGGACACCGCCGTCGCGCAGTTCGACCGGCAGGCTGATGGCGTGCCCGAAGGCGTTGTCACCAATGAAGATCGACTGGTAGACGTTGGACGGCGTGGCGCCGGTGTTCAGGAACGAGTTGACCTGGGTCGTCTCGATGAACACGCAGTCGTAAAGGCGGCCGATCTCCCCGAGGGCGAAGTTGCCGGGGGCGGCGTACTTGGTCACCTCGATGAACTCGGGCGTGTCACGAAGGCGGCGGGACTGCGACGGGTGGACGAAGGAAACGTAGGTCTCGCCGAGGCGGGGGACGTTCTTCGAAGCCAGCGTCAGGACGGCGTCCTTGACCAGCGGCGGGGTGAAGTAATACTGCCCCGACAGACCGGCGGTCGAGGTCCCCGGCGTGCCCTGGTCATAGGGCGACAGCGTGGTCCGCGGCGTGTCGGCGATCAGGGTGTTGTACCCGAAGATGATCGAGCTGGCCAGCAGCAGCGTGTTGCGGGCGCTGTAGTCGAGGTACTGGGCCATATTACGGCCCAGCAGGCGGGAGGCCGAGGCCATCACGTCATCGAAGGAGCTGTTCAGCAACAGTTCGGTCACCGAGACGGCGAAGCCCTGCTCCGCCACGGTAATCGAGAACTGGCTGGCGGTCAGCGCCACCGTCTGCATGCGGACACCTTCAACCAGCTGCGAGGCGTTCGGCAGGTTGTTGTAGCGCATGAAGTTGATGGTCAGACCGGGCTGAACACCCAGCTCCGTCTTCTTCACGGCAAACTGCTCAAACCGAAGGATCGGCATCGCCTGGAACAGGATCTCCTTACTCCAGATGGTCTGGATGGCCTGACCGAGCGTGTTGTTGGCACCGGAGTAACCGGTGGGGGACGCTGCCAGGTACGGAGTACCTGTGACGGCAGATGGCATTAGAAACTCTCCTTCTCGATGGTTGTCGAAAACGAGCCCTAAATGCCTGGCTCTGGCAATCCCGAAAGTTTCTACGCCGAAATCTCATTACAGCTAATCAAACGGACCCTTCTAAAACAAGTCAGGTCCTACTAAGGTGCATAGAGTCCACCATCACGAACCCGCTGGCCAACGGCACTGAGGAGCTGCGGGCGCATTGCGGCGTATTCCTCGGGTGACAGATCGGCCAGCTGCTCGGGAGTAAGTGTGACCCGCTCATCAGTCGGAGCGATCGACGAACCAACTGAGCCGCCGCCAGTAACCGGCAGTGGGATCTGACGGCGGAGGCCCTGCTGCTGCTCTTGAATATCGGCCAAAAGGGCAGCTGAGCGGGCCTTCATGTCCTCGATCGAAGTGTCGATTTCCTCTCGGGTATTCCCCCGCACGAGGTCGACGAACTGAGGAACAATGTTCTCGGACTCCTCGGCCTGGCGGCGGGCCTTGTAATCCTCTAGGGCCCGGAACTCGGACTCTTTGGCCAGGAGGGCCCGCTCCATCTTGCGGTCCTCCTCCATGGCGGCAAATCGCTGCTCCCAGGTGCTATTGGTAGCGGCCAGCTCGTTGGCGAGGCGATCGGCGGCCGACATTTCGGCCTCTTGGCGCAAGCGCTCGGCCTCGGCCGCCTGGCGCTGGGCCTCTTCCTCTGCGGCAATGCGGTCGGCCCGCTCCTGCGTAAGGACCGTCACAGTCCCTCGAAGCTCGTCGAGCTGGGGGTAGAGCTTGTCCTTTTCCTCCTTGCGCACGCGCTCGCGCTCGGCGTCCAAAATGGCCTGGAACTCCGGTGACAGGTGCGGAGCCGTGGGCGCTGGCGCCGGGGGCGGGGGGAAGTTCACTGTCAAAGGTGAAGGACCTGTTGCAGTCGGTGCGGGGGGATCAGGAATCGGTTGTCCCGTTACAGGGTCAAATCCAGCCATTTACTTCTCCTTCAAGTTCTCCATTACAGCGGGCACGTTTACTTCACGCATTTAACACGACACCCACTTATGCACAAAGGCACTCAATCGTCTGAAGGACCCTTCAATGGATTTCTGACCTGGATTGATTTGGTCCCTTGGGAGATGGTGTTGATCCGCTGCATGAGGTCTTGGACGTCAGGGTCATCGAGAATCGGCGGCGGGGGCTGAACGGCCGTTGTCGAGTTGACGCCGGGCCCACCGGCCGACTGCACCCCTGGCGCCGGGCTCGGGCCTGTCTGCGCACCGGCAGCCTGGTCGTCGGGGCCGCCGGGCGGCATGCCGGTGAGCATGCCGATGAGGACCATGATCTGGGTCTTGAGCAGGTCGAGAGCGCCCTGTTCGAGGGCGTCCTGGTGCAGTTCGTTGAGCAGCTCCTGCAGCTTCTCGGCCGGGTAGGGCTCGCCGAGCGTGCGGAGAGCGCCGGTCTTCGATTCGAGCCCGAGCGCCATCTTGGCCTGGATGGTATTGAGGGCGATTAGTTCGTCGATCGGCAGCGGCGAAGCGAACTCGACGATATTGCGGTAGGTGAGCGGATCCCGGGGATCAAGAAGGGTGAGCTGGCCCTCTTCAATAGGAGGATCACGGTTGGGATCAATCCCCAACATCTCAGGCATGTAGAGCGCCGCCGTGCGGATAATGATCTCGTTGAGCCGGGCTAATCCAGCGGCGTACTGGATCGTCTTTTGATGGTTCTTCTGAACAAGCGGGAGGAACTGCAGCGAAAGAGCGACGCCAGAGGTATTCGAGATCGCCTGCGGCTGGCCGAGAGCATTTACGGGGATCCCTTCAAGCTCGTGCATCTTTTCCTTGAGCAGTTCGAGGAAGTTGATGGACTGCTCCAGCTCAGCGCCGAGGGTGAGATTCGTAATGCTGGCCTCTTTGTTGGCGATCGACCATACCTTCTTCGGGCCGCGCTCAAGAGCGTTTGCCTTGGCACCGATGATTATCGTGGTCGGCGAGGCGTAATAGTTGATGATGTCGGCGATCAGTGTGGCCGTCTCGTTGTACTGCCGATTGAGGTCAGTAATGTCTTGGATATCCGAGAGGCCCCAAGGTGACGATGGCACCTTTGTATTGGCGATATGAACGAAGGGGATTACTCCGAGCGGGTTCTCCTGGGACTCGACCAACTCGTCATTGATGAACGCCTGCATGGCGTCCTCAGTCCATAGCTCTGTAAAGCTGAAGACCTGACGAGTGCCTTCGAGGGCGGTTCCCCAAAACCGGTACTTCATCTTCATCCTGATGAGCCGGGTCATATCGTGCGGGTGATACTCGGGAAAGCAGAAAGCGCTGTTTAACGGGAGAATACGGATCTTCGGTGGGTGCACGTTTCCCGCCGGATCCACGTAATCCTCTTCGAAGGCGATCTTTATGAAGCAGTCGCCCGAGACCGACCCCTGCTGCATCGCCTCCCACATGACAGCGTCTTTACCCTGGGGCTGATGCTCTTCCCAGACCGTGCGTAATAGCTCGGGCACGATGGCCTCAGTTGCGTGCGGCGAACGGAAGTTGACTCCATTGGTCAGAGCGAAGTTGGTATGAAAATCGCTAAAAACGCGAGACCAGTTAAATGTGAGCTGTGGTTCGCCGATTTCCCGCTTGTAGCTCCAGTGATGCCCTAGGTAAAAGGCCCAGTTCGATGCATAACGGTTGAGGCGCGGTCCATGGACCTCAAACTCTTCGTCGGCCAGCTCCACCAACCCGAGCGGAGATATAGCGATAGTGAGATCGCTCGATGCCGCTCGATATGAAGGGCTGACAAAAGAGAGTGCCATCTATTTACAGCAAGGCGAACCCGGGACCACCATTGTGAGAGACGGCCGCATAGACCCATGTGGTGTTGTTGTTCTGAGCGCCGCCGGTCACCTGCACCACGACGGCGGGATCGAGGGGCGCTCCACCGGCCCCGACGGTCATGATCGGGACGGGCCCCCCATTGGGGTCGTTGTACCAGATCCCGTTCTGGGTCTGGTTGATCTGGGCGGTCAAAAGGAAATACTGACCGTTCAGCGTGCCGAGACTGTCGATGGTCGGCGTAGGGAGAGACCCCGCAGTAAACCCACCGTTGGTCTGCGAAGTGGTGGAAGGGACATTGTTCGTCGCCGCCGCCGCAACGATGTAAGTAGCTGAACCAGGACCGGGCATTTAAGATCTCCTTGTTCCGAGAGAATGTGCAAAAACAGTACAGTCGGTTAAAGGGAAATCCCTAGTCACCCATTACGAGCCGGGGATATTGTCGATTAGAGCGTCGGTGAAAGATTCGACCTGATAGTTACCAGTGGTCTTGAGGGTCGCCCAGTCGGCCGGATCAGGGATCCCGGTCTTGTGCGAAAGATCAGTGGCAATGATGTAGCCAGTGCCTGCTTTATTTATTACTGCATAGGGCATTTGTTCCTCCTCGATAATCGGTGGCCGAGTGTCCCAAAATGGGAGGCCGCTATTCCACCAGCTCAAGTCCCAGGCCCCGCCACCACCCTGGGCATATTGGACGCCGATGCAGTTCGAAGGAATGGCCGTGGCGCCCGGCAAATCAACCCAATAGCCGTCGAGCGCCGGGTTCTTGTACAGGGTGCCCGAGGACCCGTACGGCGCCACGAGGTAGCCCTCAGAGCGCAGCAGCTGGCCATAGACGTTGACGTAGTTGGGGGCGATCGCCGTCTCAAGATCGAGGACAGTCAGCGAGCCCTTGGGACAGCCGATCCCGACCAGCCACGACATGAAGGTCTCGGCGTCGGTGGTCACGCTCGCCTGGCCCGGATTCGAGCGGACAAAGATGGGAGCCCGGTAGCGCGCCGATTGGGCCTCGATGTCACTCAAGGGCCAAGCGTGCTCCTGATCGCCGCCGGGCCCATAGAAGGCCACCACATCGGTGGCCGGAGGGTGTGCCGGGGCAAAGGCGGCGTCGTAGCCAGTCAGGACCACCTCTACCTCAGCTCTCCACCCCACGGCGTCCGGCTCAAGCACGGGACGAACTCCATCTGGCTCTCGGGGGCGGCGGGCGCCGCCGGTCGGCGGCTGGCCGAGAACATGGCCATCGAGGGCTGGTTGGGCCCTTGGGGCCGCTCTGTCGCCTTCACCCGGCTGGCCATGAAGATACCCTCGCCCTCGTGGGGCCAGTTCGCCCCGTGGAACTCGGCCACGTGGGCGGCCATCTCGTCCTTTGTGGGCGCTGGCAGGCCGCACACCTGACAGAGCTGCGTAACGACCGCCCGCTGGACCATTACCGCTTCTGGCAGACGAGCAGCATCTCTAGGTTGGCCGCCGACCCGACAGTCCCGCCGATCACGAAGGTGAGAACGTCACCTGCGTGGATGTAGCTGCTGGCGGACTGGGTCACACCGTTGTAGTCGGTGTAGGTGTTGTCCGGCGCCACAAGCCCCTTCGACAGCTCGTAGACATAGAAGGTGGGCGGGGCCGTCACAGCCGTGTAAGTGCCCTGGGCCGTGGACTGCGCTGTCTCATAGCCCGTGACGGGCGACTGGCCCGGCAGCGGGTAGTTGAGGGCGTAGGGGATGTTCTCGACCACGGTGGCCGAGTTGGTGATCGTCAGGTTCGAGTGAGCGGTTCCAGTGACCGTGGGGACGTTGGTCGCCGTCCACAGGTTGTAAGCGCCCACCGAGGTGCCCGAACCACCCTGCTGAGATGTCGGGTAGTTGCTGATGTTCACCGTCATTGAGTTGGTGCTCGCCGGGGCCGTGCCCGCATAGAGCACCATCCCCAAGACGTCGAGGTCGACCGGCGCCATGTACACCTGGGACTGGTTGGCCGCCGATGGCGAGGCCTGGAAACGCTCAATCTGAAAGAAATCGGGGTAAAGACCGCTGGACATTTTACTTTCTCCTCTCGGGATCGGGTACTACCCAGACGGTCGGGGCCACGTGATTTTCTACGTAAAACAGGGGCACAAAAAGCAAAGGCTCTAGTCGGTGACGGTCTCAGGGCTCCGTCGCTCATATCGGCCGCCGGAGCGGATGACGTCGCCGTAAGTTACCGGAGGCTCAGTCACACCACCGACGAACTCCTGCAGCACTGAGGGTGCGTCGACCCAAGAGGCCGAGCCGGGGTGGGCCCGCTCTTGCATGACCTGATCGGCGTGCTTGAACTGGGAGTTCGGGTTGTTGTGGTTCGGCGAGCCCGGCCCGGTCATGTAGCCGTCACTCATCCCCTGGCTGAAGTCGTCGGGGATGTCAGTGTCGGTGGCCAGCCCCTCTTCAAATCGAAGCGGGCCAGTGCGGCCGGACACGTTCGGGCCCATGGTCCGCTGAAAGGACTGGGGCGAGCGTTCTGGCGGAATGCCTGAAGGTGCAATGGTCATCTAATCTCCTCCGGCGCGATTAGGCGTTTAGAGGAGAATAGGCACAGCCTACGGAACCTTTATAGTCAGCCTCGATTGGCAATGATTTCGCCCATCACCTCGGGCCGATCGACAGCGTCTCGGTACAGATTAGCCAGAGTCCGATTGGCCTCCATACGGGGCTGGCCGAAACGCTCCTTCTCGGGCTCGGGGTGCCAAAGGTGATAGAGCGCTCCCGGTACTCGAAAGGCCGGACCATAGCGGCCCTCAAGCGCATAAGCGAAGGCTCGATCTTCAAATGACCATCCTATAAAACGCTCGTCATAGCCCTTCACCTCTTCGAAAGCAACTTTCGACACAACAACACAGCCGCCAACCGAGGCAGGACGATCAAAAGGATCCGGCCCTGGGAAAGTGAAGACAATGTCATCCTCGTCCACCTTTCCTTCCATCATGAACTTCGTAGTTCCCGGCGCCGTCAGAGAGTAATAAAAATCGTAGGGGAACCCCCACGGCGCACCCTCTGTCACCACCCGGCCGACTGCTTGGCGGAGCTGATAAAGCGAAACATACGAATCAGCGTCAAGAAAGACCAACACATCGCCGGTGGCCATTTTTGCTGCAGCATTGCGGGAAGCACTGCGACTGAACGGTTTAGAGCCAGTGTCAGCAACGAGTATCTCATCCTCCGGCCACTCCTTTCGGAGCGTTTGAGTAACAAACTGAAATGTCACCTCTCGATAAGAGTTGTCAGTGCGCCAAGGAATGCAAAAAGTAATCACGCTCCCGCTCCAAACTTACGATTCCATTCAGCGATATAGGTGCTCTGAATCTCGGCATAAATGCGGGAGTGCAGGCCAACGTCTTGATTGCGGCTCCCTTCGCGCACGTGCACCCGGTAGACGGCGGCGGGGCACTCGCCCAGTGTGGCGCCAGCAAGGCGCATGCGGATAAACAGATCCCAATCCTCAAGGCAAGGAAGGTCCCGAAAGCCGCCGACCTCTTCGAATATCGCACGCCTCATCATGCAGCCGATTACGAGGTGATTCCCAACCATATAGCTGCCCCGGCGGGGGATGAGGACCGGGTAATCGTCCTCGTGGCCGTCGGCATGAACGCCGAGGGTTGAGGGCTGGCGGATGTCGCCCGTCCCCTTGAGCATCTCCTCGATGTAACGGTAATCCAGCTCGTCATCGGCATCACAGAAGATCAACCAGTCCGCAGCTGATCGAGCAGCCCCAGCGTTGCGAGCCTGACTCACCCCCTCGGGCCGATACGTGGTGTAGACCGTATACGGCTGAACAGTTTGCTCCAGTGCCGACTTCCTGGCGCTGGCCGCCAGCGGTCCCCAGACCTCTTTATCGCCGTAATAGCCGATTATGACGTCAACGCTTTCTGGCACGGCGGCGCATCTCTTTCACGTAGGGCTTCTCCCAGGTCCTCAAGTCCATCGGGTGCGTGCGGTCGAGGATTGACTCCACGTGAACATTCGAGTGACCGTGCTGCCCGGTATAGCGCTCGTACTTCTCTTGCCAGTCCCGTTCATCGGCGTAGCCGTAATGCATCAAGCTAACTTCATCAGTCGAGTCCCAAGGTCCTCGCTGTGCATAGTTCGGTATCGCTGGCACGCCGTAGGGACCCTGGAAATACGAACCCCCGGGCATGTAAGCGAAAAGTCGAGGAGCGTGGATTGTTCCCCAAAAACCGTCATGCCGGGTAAGTGGGCGGCCGTCGTCCTCATCATAAAATCCCCACACTTCAGGGATGGCCAAATCGATCGCTACTCGCCCGCTACGCAGAATGGCCGAAACAAGGCAAGATCGATGACTGTTTGGATCGCCGACGAACTGGTGATTACCAACCAGTACCTCGTCGCAGTCGATTACGAGCACCCAATCGCCGACCACAGGCCGCATTGCATGCTCAAAGGACTTCCATGCTTGTCCGCGGAATGCTCCCTCATTCTCGGAGAA